CTAAGCGCTCTGAACTTAGTACCACCACTAGTATTTTCATTACTAAATGATTGTCTTGGGTCCATACTTACGTTTTTAGATTTAGCAACACTATCTTTTAAAGCATCGGCCTTACCTTGTTCGTAAAAGTGATTAGCAACAGCATCAGCGTTCATTGCAGTATAAAGAGATTTATGATAACCCTTAGCATCTGACATTTCATTATTTTCATTCAAGAACTTCTTGACAAAATTATTAATATCACTTTGGGTTGTCTTAACCTCATTAGCATTGTTCACGTTAAACCTATATCTTTTATCTCCGACGTTGTATTCAAAACCTTTGAATTTATCGTTAAAAACTTGATTAGTTTTATTTAAAAAGTTTTTTGTTTGTTTATCTGCTATTTTTTGAGTTTCTTCCGACTCCTTGTTGTACCTATTAAAGAAATCCATAGCTTTTTTAGCTTCAGGTGTTAACCTAGAACCAGCTTTGATCTCTTCGTAGTATTTGGACTTTTGCCCGTCCAAGTGGCTTTTAGCGTTGGCAACTTGCTCTTTTAACGCTATTTTTTTCTTTTTAATATCTCTATCTTCATCTACTTCTTCGTCATACGAGAATGAATCTTCAATTAAGAATTCTATTTCATCAGATGTTAAATGAGATTTAGTTTGTTTATAGTACTCTCTGAGCACTGTCATGTCGTCGTAACTAGAGTAATCTTGGTTAAGGCGAACGTAATCTTCTAGTGTACCACCGGTCTCATCCATAAAGTCCATTAACTTTTGAACATTTTCAGGTAAAGCTTTTCCAGTTTCTTTAGCTTCAGCCACAGCTTCTTCAACTTGTTCAGTTAACTCCTCTGTTTGCTCTTGAACTTCTTCATCAGTTATTTCTTCTAGTACTGGAGCTTCTTGTTCTTGTGTTTGTTCTTCCGGTTGTACTTTTTTTTGTTTTTCTGTGGACTCGGCATTATCAAGCTCTGTAACCACTCCCTCGTTGTCAGGGTTATTTTCTTTAACTTCATTTTCTTCTACTGGTTTTTCTGGTTTATTTAAATCTAACTTTGTAACACCGTCATCAACTGGTTGTTCCACAGCTTGAGACATGTTTAATTTTGTAACGTCATCCGTTACGTTTTCTACGTTTTCTTCCATAATATAATATAATAATAATTAATAATTGTTATCTAGGGTCAAAACTACCTAAATCAAATCCGCCACCTAGTATATCATTACCTGCGGACTCAAAGTTTTTAGGTGCTTTCTCACCTTTTCTTTGATCTATAAGCTCACTTTGTTGTGACGCTTGTATTCTTGTTCTTTCGTCTTTACGATCCTCCTTCATTTCGTCTTTACCTTTTACAGCTTGTACCTCCATAGATTTTAACTGCATGTTCATTTGAAACTCTAACTGCATCAACTCTTTTTTGTAAGCAACTTCTTGTGCTTGCTTCTGAGCTTCTAGTTGTGCTTTCATTTGTTCAAGTTGAGCTTCGCTTTGCGTTTTAACTTGTTCTTTTTGAACTTCGAGCTGAGCAGATGCTTGTTGCGCTTGCATATTAGCTTGAGATTGTGCTTGAATATTTTGTTGTTGCATTAACTGATCTTGTTGTTGCTTTTTAACTCTACGTATTTTTAGCAGTTGATTAGCTAGTTTAATATTCTTAATCTCTCTAAGGTCAATAGCATCTTCTAAGTTTATACTTTGCTGAGCTAAAGCTACTTGTATGTTGTTTTCAAGCATTGCTTTTTCTTCTTCGTCAGGTGTTAACTCTATAAATATACCAAAGTCGTATAAGTGTAACTCTTTCATTTCTTCAAGCGTAGCCACGTTGTGAGTTCCTATAGCTTGTATAAAAGCTTCTTTAGTTGGTGAGTACTCTATAATATCAGATATTCTTAAAGATAACGACTCAGCAACTTCTTGTGTTAAATACAAACCAGATTGTAATATATGTCTTGTCGCAGTATTTGAATTTGCTGCCGCTAGCTTCTGAACACCAACTAAAGCATTTTTATCAGGCACACTACCATCTCTAGCTTCGTTAAGCCCGGTTACATCTCTTATCATTTGTAAATAATAATTATATGTACCTATTAGAGCTTGCATTTTATTACCACCACTACCACTTGTTATTTCTTGAATAGGCACTTTACCTGGGTTCATATCACCATCAGAAGTAAAACTTCTACCTATAATAGAACCTGTTTGGAAAAACATGTTTAATGCTTCTTGCGGGTTGTAATTTGTACCATTACCTAAATCTATTTCAGCTAAACCATCAGCGTCTAAGTATATACCATCAGGAACCATTCTAGACATCACCTGTTGTAGTTTTAAATGTGTAAGCTGTATCATATCAGCAAAACCAGTTATACGCCCCACAAGTGACTCTATCCTACCTTTGTATGATCTAGGAGCTACAATACTATAATTCATTTTAACTTTAGTATAATCACTCTTAGGTCTAACCATGTTTTTAGCTAACTCCCACTTTAATAATTTTTCTGTACCTAAAATAACAGCTCCTTCGTATAATACTTCAACTGATCTTGATAGTTTTTCAAAGTTTGTTGATTCGTCTATGCTTGGATTAAACTTGTCTGTTTTAGGTATTGCTTTAGAAGCTCCACTACCAGTAGTTTTTACTTTATAAACCTCATTCATATATGTTTTATAATTAAAATATAAAACTTGAACTTTATTAGGGTCTATACCACCTCTGTTCGCGAAATTACCATCGTAGTTAGAATTGTTATAAGCAGGGTTTTTAACTATATCTTCAAGCTCTGCAATGGTCATGTTTGGAAACTGCTTTACAAGCTCATTTACAGGTATTGATTTAACCTCACCAACATAGTATATGTCTTCAAAATAAGGTGACTCAGTGTAAGAGTATACAAGGTTTGCTGGGTCAACGTATTTTACAGTAACACCTTCTGACGTGTTAAACGAAGTTTTTACAGCACCAATACCTAAAACTGTTAAGTCGTAGTAAAACCTTCTTTTAGTTAGTTCGTATTTATTACCATCTAACAAAACGTTTAACGCCTGCTCTTCTGCCATTTCTACAGCTTGCTTGTAACTAAGTTGCATGTGTAGTTGTAATTCCTCCTCTGTGTCTGGTAGAGTTTCTTTTTTATTATCGTACAGATCAACACCAAAAGCTTCTGCTGCAAAATCATTTAATTCTTTAGCTCTCATGTCAGCAAGAATTGAATCCATGTATTTAGTACGTTTACTAATACCGTACGGGTCTTGTGAATAAGCTTTTATGTCGTATGTTCTCTCTGCAATACCATTAACAACAATATCTACAAACTTAGATATAATAGGTACCGGTTTCCAGTCTAAATTAAGATAGGACAAATCACCGTTTATAGATAACTCATCCTTATACTTTTGTATAGACTGCTCTCCTCTTGCGTACAGTCTTAATCTATGAAAATCATTTCTTAATGAACTAAATTTATTTGTACCTCTATCGTAAACAAACCACTCGTTTTCAATAGCTTTAGCAACTTTGAGTCCATACTCAAAACTTCTTTTTTCATCGTCACTAACTACTTGACTTGGGAAATAACTTCTTATAACTGATTCAGCCATGTTTATTTTATTAATTTAGATGTACTACCCGTGTTTGTATACTTAGCAATACTTATGTTTAATTTTTGTTTTTCTATTTTTACATTTGGTGCGTATAAATGCCTGTTGTTAGCCATTATAGCTAATCCAGAACTTATAGATGCATCAAACTTTGTTCTTTTGTTTATATCAAATTTAGCCCAGTCGTTTAGCAGTTCATTAAAATAACAATCTCCAAACAACCCATCTTCACCCATACCAACGTGGTTTTGAATATACATTTCAATTGCAGCAGCGTGAGCTTGTTTTATATCTTCACTTGAGTTAGGTATTCCACCAACTTCTTTTTCTGCAACAGATAGCTTGTTCCAAATTTTATCAGGTCTGTTCATGCTAAACCCTCTGTAACCACGTCTTCGTAAATAGTACAGTAGACGAGGTTTATTGTTCTCTGCAAGTATTGGCATCCCGTAAAAAACTAATGCCATTAGAACGTCTTCAAAGAATATCTCTGCGGTTTGTGGTCTTGCTAGATACTCTAAAAAAAAGCTGTTAGCAGGTGCGTCTTCCATTGAAAACTTAGTTAAACCGTGTAAAGCACCTTTAGAACCTTTACCATCCACTGTTCCTGATATATCGTAACTATCACAACCAAAAGCACCTACATGCTCGTTACCTGGGTGTTTAACACCGTTTTTTATTATAACGTTGTTTTGTAGCTGAGGTGGTGGTGTCCAGCTTATCTTAAACCTACCATTACTATCTGGGTAAAACACAACTGTAGAATCTTTTACACCGTTAACCCACTGAAAATTACCTTGAGTTATACCTAATGTCCTAGACATCTCCTCATTGTAATCTATCTGCTCGTACAGCTTGACAAGGTTAAAAATAGAGTTTTTAGTCTCATCTCTAAAAGCATGCTCCGTTGTTCTTGGAAACTGGCGGTAAAATTCATTTAAAGCGTCTTGATCTCCTTTTAATCCGTCTGCTTCGTTTTGCCAGTTTTCTATAACACCTACATCTATTAACTCTCCTTGTGAGTCGAAGACTTTGTTATTCGGATTATCGAAGACTGGAATTCCGTGCTCATCAATAAATCCTTCGTAGTTCCACTCCATTGGGATAAAAAGAGAATATAAACCAGACGCTGTTTGGCCATTTCTGTTTCGTTTTGTAACATCTGAGGCATTATATAATTTTTTAAAGTTATCACCTCCTTTATCTAAAGAGTTCGATGTTGATCCCATCATACACTTACCTATAATTCTACTTCCTAGTCGTAAACAAGTTTTTGTAACTCTCCAGTTGTTTAATATGTTATCAGGTCTTTCCCACTTACCACTTTCATCGTGTACTAGTAGTTGTAGTTTTTCACCGTCATAACTATTATCACCTGTATTTTTCCAGTCTATAGTTGTATCTAATCCTTGTATGTCTTCAAGCTTTTCGTTTGTCGTGATCTTCTTTCTAGTAAACTTAGACGCAGGTACTCGATAAGCGAGTTCTGATTTAGGCCGATCCATACCATCTTGAATAGGACTAAAGAAAAACGGGTAGTTAATTGATATAGGTACAACTTTGTCGGTAAACATTTTCTTAGCATCAGCTCCTGTTTTAGATAATATACCAAACCTTGAATCTGTTGAAATCGTTGCTTGATTAACTGTCTCAGCAGAGGACATAAAAGAAAATCCAGATCTTCTGTTTTTAAGATAGCACATACCGTAGCATCTCTTATCCGCTTTACACGCTTCCCAGAATATAAAGAACAATCTATTTGCCTCTCTAAAATCTGGCGCACCTACATCAATTTTACTCCACTGGAGATACATGTAATGAGTACCAGTAATGTAGGTATCCTTCCCATTATTATTGAACCAAAAACCGTCATCTCTTCGTTTAAACTCCTCGTCGATATAGTCGTGCCATTGTGCTTTGTTTTCTTCTGGGTAGTTTTTCCAGTCAAATATACTTTTAAGTCTTGATAATTCTTTAGGATATTCAAACTGTTTCCACTTTTTCTCTTTGTTGCTATATACACCACTAGCTTTTGGCAGCGCAATTTTAAAGTTTTGTATTTCATATATCTCTCCTATTTGCCCTGTTCTAGATACAACAACAATATCATGCTCTTTGTTATAACCATACTTCCATTTTCTACCTTTATTAAGTCTACTTACAGTAGTTAGCTTTACAGGTTCTACTACTTTATATAAATTTTGTTCGTACATTACTTTGACCTACCTTCTGCAAAACCTTTAAAAGCTTTTTTTTCTACCTCTTTGGTTTTGTTGTTTAATAAATCTTCCTCTTCCTGTATTCTGTTAAGTATTTCAAACGCATCGAATATAGCTAACTTTTTTGTTGCCGCAGCATTTTTAAGTTTATCTGCAGTTAAATCATCGTCTGAATCTACAATAGCTTCTTTAGCTACTTTAATAAGTTCTTCTACAGCTTTATGTCCAGCTTGGATTATACTCTTCTTCGTTTCCTTGATATTCATATTTAATTGTAATAAATTGTGTCATAACTCTATATAGTCTTTGACCATCTATAACAAATTCATATTCATCATCTGGACTAAAACCTATTAAATCATTTTCTTTCAAGCCAGTGGCTTTTAAACCGTCGTCTAGGTATTTTAAAACACCCACTAAAGGTTCTTCGATATTAGTGTCTAAATTATTTTTAGAAACTATTGGTTTTACAAAACAATACCCTTTAGAAGCTTGCCAGTCAGTACCTTTTGATTTGTACAAAAATATTTGATCTTCAGGTATAAAATAATTATCTTCATCAAAAAAACCTCTACTATTTTTTTCTTCTCCACGTATGTTGTGCCACCTTCTAAATAAATTATGGTGAACTACAACCTTGTCACCAACTTTTATATTTGTTTCACCCATCAATGGTATAGACTTTACTATAGCTTCTCTGCTAACAAATTGATGGCTGAATATTTCAGTATTAACTATTAGCTCTTTATCACCTATTTTTTTCGTGTTGTTGTATCTTGATTTTATAGGTGAAACTACGAAATCATAAATGCTTTTCATTAATACTGTAGGTTATACTCTACTGATACAGCCATGTTTTTATTAAAATCTTTCCAAGGCAGCACATCGTTACCTTTTTTAATATACACGCTATACTTATCTTCTACCTCTATTATATCACAGATAGTATGACCACCATACACTTCTTGCCCCACGGCATAGTGCATAGCGTCACTCTTGTAGTCTTTACCAATACTAATCTTTCTTATCAGCTTGCTCATTGTCTGGGTATTTTATAGATCCATCTTCGATGCTAATATCTACAGTTCCATAATCTTTTTCAAGTTCGTCTTGTATTTCTTTTAAAACATCTTGTAACCTTATAACCTCGTGGTTTAGCATATGCTTTTGTGTTTCAAGCCTACCTATTTCCATTTGAGCCCTGTTAATATCACTAACTGCTTTTTGTACTTTTTCAAGTTGAGACGCTGTTATTTTCTCTGGTTTTGGATTTAAATCCACTATTTTACTTTTTGCCATTTTATTTAATTTAATTGTTTGTTAATAGTATTATTACACGTTTACTAGATAGTCTAAATATCAGAGTCGCTTGTCCAATCTGATCCTTTTACTATTACTAGTATCTCTTCGTGAGTGTGTTGGTCTAACCCATCTAAAAATGTTGGAGTATCTCCTTCGAATTTAGCAATAAATAATTTACCATCTAAAGATCGTCTAACTGTAGTAGCAGAATCTTCCACTACTTGAGAAAAATCAAATACTGGGTTTCCTTCTGAATCTACTTTTTCTAATAAACTTGTTTCTGGTGTTGTATATATCATTTTGTTATTTTTAAGATACTCCAGGAGTATCGATTACTAT